GGGCGCATAGATTGGAGTAAATTATCTGAGTATGAGCTAGAAGATACCACTACTGGCATGAGTACTATGGCGTGTAGCGGAGACTCATGTGAAATCGTAGATATATCTGCATAAGTGCATGTTTTTTATAAAAAAAGACCACAGATCGCTTGACCTGTAGCCTCTATTTAAGTATACATAAGTAGAACTGGTTAATTGGTCATCGGTTCGTTGGTTGAAGCCCTCCACTACGCACGAAGTGGGGGGTTTCTTTTATTGGAAAGCACCCTGCATTTGGGTTTCTAGGCTAGACGGTAAGTTTTCGGGGTCCACTTCGCCGTCACCTTCCAGTGCGCCTATAGTGGCTACACTGGGTTTGGTTGCTCTGTTCACCGTAGAAGTAGCAACTGACTTTGACACATACTTAACACCATCCCAAATGTACCCTAAAGGAGCGCCGATATAACCTTGGTCCTTAACCCGTGTTTGTATGTTGCCCAGCGCCTCACGAAGTTTGTCTGTAGCTCTTTTTTGAATTACAGGGTTCTTCGAAATATAATCGCTCAACAGATTAGGATTTAAGAAAAGAAACTCCATCTGTTCTGCTTTCTTTTTAGCAGGTAATTTATCTACTAAGTTCTTCATAAAGGCAGAACCAATAGCCGCTGCCTGAAGACTTGCATCACCTTTACCAAACAGTACACCTATATTAGCACCCGCTAACCTGGCTATGTTGTTTATCATAGTCTCAGAGTCCTGCATAATTTGATTAAACTGGCGCGGCTGGGCAGTACTTTTTTGTACTCTAATTGATTCAAACATTAATGAAGCCACTGCTTTAGCGGTGTCATCATCCATCAAACCATTTTGGATCATTACGTCCATACGAGTTAGCCCTGAAGATGCGTTATCCATAGGACTAAACAACTGGTTAGACAGACCAACAAAGTCAAGATCGTCACCCTTCTTGGATGAAGTAATCATCATATCAAAGGTAGAGGCGCGTAACTGATCCAACGCTTTAGAAGGGTCTTCTCCCTGACGTACTGCGGCAGTCCGAATGGTTTCTACTAATTCAGTAAACCCTTTATTAGGGGCATCAGAGGCAAATACTTCAGCCACTGCATTGTTGAACTTCTCGGTAGTACTAAACTTATCTACCTTAGCTACCAGAGTTATGGCTTCTTCCTGTGCAGCAATAAGTTGAGTTGCTCTTTCCTTAACTTCAGGAAACCGCTCAACCAATTTGGAGTTGTCCGACAACCAACGGTTCAGAGCTTCGGGGGTAGGTATACTATCCCTGACTGAAGCATCTGCCAATTCCCTAATCTCATTCTGCAAGGCTACCCTTTGAGCCGCATTCATAGACGGACCTAGAGCTTTCTTATCAGGAAGGGGGATTAGCTGACCGTAAACTTCTTCATTATCTAAGGAGTAAATGCCTTCTCCGTCAAAATCATTGGTAGGAGGGGCCTCTTTAGGCCGTGGCGGTACTTTATCATACACCACATTACCTGTTGCGTCTTCTCTAACACGGGCTTCAGCATCAGATTTAGGCTTATCCATCTCTCGCATTCTAGTAGTACCACCTACTGTAGGGTCTATAGATGTATTTGGTGGTCCTCCAATTTCAGTAGCTAAGGTATTTAGTTCAGGCCCTACATTTCCAGCCTCAGACGCGGCTTTCTTACCCTCTGCAATACCTAGATCAATCATTTGCTGTCGTTCAGTACCTACAGATGCAGAGTCAGTAAAATCAGCAGCATCTTGGGAGTCCCTTAGATTTAGATTAGTCTGGGAAGCACTACCTGAAGTAGCGTTTTCTAAAGTAAGTCTAGGGTCTTTGGATAAACCTCCTCCAGAAGCACTGGCTAAAGTGTCCTTTATCCAGAAACGATTATAGGTCTCATTTAACTTTAGACTGAATTTCCTAGCCATATCGATTACGGCTTTGTCAGCCCCATCCAAGGTATTTAATACATTAATCGCAGCGGCTGCAATATTATCAAATCTATCAGCAGAACCAAAGTTACCAGCGGCTCCCTCTGCCCTAGAAAGGTCTAAGAAATAGGTTCTGAAGTTTAACACTTCGCCTACACTGATAGCTTCACCATTATCTGCCCTTGTAATAAAGTCATTTAACACCTGTGCAGGTTCGCCTTGAGCAACAGAGGCTGCGTTAGGTACTCGGCCTTCTTGGGTACGGATGGTTTTAGCTATCTCGTTTACATCTACTTTTTGAGTACGGTCCACGCGGTCCCACCAAAAAGTTTCCATCTTGCGTAGGTTAGTTTTGCCCTCCCGTAGGATATTCTGTACGGCTACAGAAGCGGCTTCCATATCACCTTTAGGTATTGTCTTTAATACATCCTGAATAATTTGGCCCTTATCCAGTATCTCTTTCTCTAAGAGGTTTTGGATATACCGGGTTTGCATTAGCTCACCCATGCGCCTTGTGCCTTCGTTTTTCATTAACTTGGTAGCCAATGACCACTGACCTGCAAGAGCTTCGTTAATTTGCTCATTTGCAGCAAACCTGAACTTTTCACTGGTCTGCATAAGCGTGTTTTGAATACCTAACAGACCTTCATTCTCAGAACCTGTACCTGCGGGAAGCTGGGCAGAACCATCACTTTTCTGAGATGCTTTCAGGGCAGCTAACACATTATCAACGGTGTATGCGTCTGCTTCTGCTTTAAGGGCAGCGCCGTCTACATCCCTACCTTCATCCAATGCAACCTTTGCTCTATTTAAAAGGTCAGTTTTGGTAGCGTCTAATGCAATTAGTATCTCTTGAGCCGCTGCTTTTCGTGCAGCTTCAGTCCCCATACCTGCGTAAACCTGCTTAACGGTCCTACCTACAATGGCTAATGGGCTGTTTGCAGCTACGGCCTTAACAACGGCTGTGCCTGTACCTATTCCTACAGAGCCTATTATTTCTCCACCCATAGACCAGTAAGGATTATCAGGAGCCAAGCTCTCCGCAGTACCTGATCCTATAGCGCCACCCAGTATAGCAACAGCTTCCCCTTTAGCAAATGCAGAGGGGTTCTTAGCCATAGCAGCCACAAAGGGGTGCATATTTGGATTGGCCCCAATTTTAATAGCATTTGCAATTGCAAGTTTATATAGACCCGCCGCTGGTAACAAGTTCTCACCTACTACTCGACCACCTTGATATAAACTACGATATTTAACGGGGATTTCTCGTTTACTGTCAGGGATATCAACTGCGCCTATGTCTCGCAATCCAGCCCTAATATTATCCCCACTTAAAAGCGCACCCTCTTCAGCAGGTCGGGAAAAGGTCATGTCTTCTGGATTAGTGCTTAACTCTGTACCAGCTACCGCATTAACCCCGGCTCTAACGCCTTGCTCTACTTTCCTAGTGAGCCAGTTACTTAGTTCAAACGGCATACCTGCAAAGCTGGTTATACCCGTGTTAACTCCCATAACTGTGGCTTCTACTGCACCTACGTCACGGATTACCTTACCCGTAAGCAAGAAATCCATAATCTCTTGAGGGTCTCCTCCATCCTCTACAGCTTTTTTTAAGTCGTAGGCTTTACCATCAACCTCTAAAACGTCTGTACCCTGAGTATACATAAACTCTACAATATCCGCCGCAGACGTTCCTTTTTGAAGCTCGTCTAGAAAGCCCCTAGCATTATAGTCCTCTGCATCAGTGCTTTGGACAACCTCTGCTTCCTTCAAGGCAGCATCTGTCTCCGTATTTTCTGCTACAAACTTTGCAGACTCGGCTGCATATCCTTCAGCATCTGAAACAACTTCCACGGGAGGAGGTAAATTCTCCAGTCCCAAGTCCTTAGCCATCTGTGACTGTTGAAACTCGGTGTCCCCAGGAAAACGGGGTACAAAGCCTGAAGGCTCTATCGTAGTTGGTTCCACAGGTACGGGTGCTACTATCTCTGTATTTTCTGCTACAAACTTTGCAGACTCGGCTGCATATCCTTCAGCATCGGATACACTATCCGCAGATACAGGTTCTGTAGCCGCAGGAGTAAAGAATTTTTCTGTAATTTGACGTTGCTCTTCCTCCGTAGGCTCTTCACCTACGATATTAACAAGTACGCGGCCTTCATCAGGGGTATCAATGTATATCTGTCCCATTAGTTACTCCCTCCAAAAGTGTAAATTTTGGTTCCGTCTGCGGCTACCCCAGATTCAGTTAGGGTGCTGGTTGCGGCAGGTTTATTTCCGGTAGAAACAGTTTCCGTAAGCTGTAAATTTGAGGAGATAGGTACTTTTGCCGCTTGCTCACTAGCGTTCCACTCAGCAAGAAGATTTGTATACGCATCAAGAAGCGGCTTTAAGGACTGCTTCATAACATAGGCTTTTGATTTAGCAGAGGGAGTAGTCCTAGCCTCTGGCGCTAAAGTGGCTTCTTGAGCATTAAACGCCCGTGTTAACTCTTGAACAGCACCCATTAATTTACTCTTAGCTTCCTTTTTATTCTCGAAGAAAGTAGTTGGTTTTGGTAAGGTTTCCATAATAGCTTGTTTATTAAAGACACTGTCTTTAGAGCCAGCTATAGCTACAGATATCATACGCATGGCGCTATTATTTAAGTTTTCAATGTATGTATTCATCTGAGTAAGTTCAGGGAAAGTCTCCCACCCGACAATGGCAGTGCCTTCACTTGCAATATTGGCTAACCATGAACCAGAACCAAAGGCTTTGCTTATTGGTAGATTACCTCCTGGCTTCTGGACTCTATTTAAGAAGACTTTTGAATCCTTTATTTCTTGAGGAGTTATCGTAACGGTTTGACCATTAACGTCTGTGGTAAAGCCATTAGCACTTATAGCACTCATATCCTGAACAATCTGCATAGTCTCTGCTTGGTAGGATGCAGGAACACTTACATCTAATCGGTCAAAATTCACCAGTGACTGTTCGCCTGTAACGGCGTCTTTTACTATTTCAGTAGTTCCACCTACCATTGCCCGTGCCAAGCCTTGTTCAACGCCGCTATCTATCAAAAATGCTAATTTAGCTTCCTGAGTAAGAGTAGTGCTATTAACGCCTACAAGACCCTTCATCATATTAGGGAGAGTATTATCTAAGAAAGCTTTACCTTCAGCTTGCTTAGTTGGATCAGTAGAAGAAAGTAATTGGTTAGCTTTGAATATTTCCCCGGCTACAAACTCGGAATTAAACGCTTTATCAGCAGGGGTAGCCGCAGTACCGTCTTTCCAGGTAGTTTCCCAATTAGTCATTACGTTAATAAGGTCTTGCCCTGTTTTTCCTTTATTTGCAGGAAGCATTAGATGGGCTTTAAGGGCTACTTGGTAAGCATTAATATCCTCATCAGCTTCAAGTATACCTTGCTGTCTAGCTAGAACTCCACGAACTCTGGCAAAGTCTGCCAATGCGTCATCATCTATCCTATCTATACCTAGACCTGATACGAATTGATCTAACTCGTTAGTATCTTTAAATGACCTATTAGAAGGGTCTAATTTTTCACTAAGCTTAGTAGCAGCTTGTACTTCAATCCGCTTATCCAGTATTGCAGTAACATTAGTTAAGGCTACAGTCTTACCCTTCAGAATGTCAGTATCTCTCAGTACCTGTAAGTCTTCTACACTCATTTTCATTAGGTTGGCATCAGAGAACCAGCTTTCAGGTTCCTTACTAATATCGGTAAGTTTCTTCCAGCTTGTTTCGAATTTAGCCATATCTGCAACACTTGGGACTTTAACTGCCTTTCCTTCAGCGGCTTTTACGAAGAACTCATTTGCAATGTAAAATGCTTCTAGTGCAGTTTGTTTAACTGTGCGTGATTTATCAGTATCTAATCCTTCGGCATTTGTTTTATCTACTTCAAAGGCCAGTAGAATATTTAGTTTGCGTAGGGATTCCAGATTAGCGGCATATGACCCGTCACTTGCGTCCAATACTCCATAAGCAGCAATAGCTTTACGATAATAATTCTCATCTCCCGCAAGGTTCGCACTCGCTTCTGCTAAAGAAACAGAACTGTCCATTGAAGTTCTAAGTGCAAGTGCGTTTACAACATTATTATACTTCGGACTGTCTGGGGTCAGAGTGCCTAACGCCATTGTTAGGAAGCTCGCGTCTTTAGCTATTAATTCCTCTGGCTTCATAAATATTTGTTTATTATCTTCAGTAACTTTTTTAACTGCAACAACAGCGTCCATAGAGGACACAGCGGATGCATTCGTGGTAGGAATGCTGCCTTGGATTTCTAGTAGTTCTTCTAGGGACTTTGTGTTTAGTTCTTTTAAAGTGTAGCCAGGAATTATATTGACATATCCTTCGTTCGTTGCCCAAGCTTCAATAGCCGCAATGGCTTTAACATTAGGAACTTCTTTAGCTTTTTCATCTGCCAGCGTACCGGACCAATTAGTTTCAGTTAAACCTGCTAACTCAAAGGCTACTGGTTGCTCACCAAATTCTATGCGCCCTGTTGTATCTTCAGGATTAGCTATTTTAGGAGTAACATCTACTAATGTTCCGTCTGTATCTGTCCTTTGATCAGGGTTTCTGGCTACGGGCTTTAGAGCTTTTAACATATCATCTGTCTGCGTAACCATGCCGCCATCAACTAAAGTTTCAAATTCGGCTTGATTCACTACAGGTTCGCCTGTTTGACCAGGGACGTAGGCAGACTGCGCTTTCATAAATTCGTTAAGACCAGAAAAATCCGTAAAGTTACCTTGTTTTACAGCACTTAATACCGCAGCCTGTGTCTGTGGGTTGTTTTCAATATTAGAATTAGAAGTTAACCAAAACCTAGCTAACTTTGTTTGATCTTTAGCCACTTTCTCTGCGGCGTCCTGCGCGGCTTTAATTCGGCGGTTCTCTGCACGGGTTTCACGCTTCTCTTCTAAGGCTTCCTGTCGTTTAGCTGCGTCTGACCTTTTCAGACCACCCACCAGTTCATCAAAGAAACCTGCAAAAGGGTCTGATTTCTTCTTGTACCCGCCAGAAGCAATTCCAGCCCGTACATTAGCCGCTTCAGATTTAAAGCTCATTTACTAATTCCTCTTCAACCACAGCCTCTTCTTCAAGCGGGACTTCTTCTTCAGGCTCTACAGACCCTAACATTTTAGCCTGTTCATCCTCAGACGCAGACATGCCCTCTGGCATAGCCATCAGACTACCTGTAGGCTCCTCTGGGACTACCTGTTCCTCTGGAAGTACTTCTTCCTCATCTTCTTGGTCCACTATGCCTAGAGAGGCTTTTAGAAGGGTAGGCGTAATGATAACGCGGTCTTTATCCTCAACGCCCATCTCGTATTTTAAGCCTACGTCTTTAGCAGCAATCTCAATGTAACGGGCGATGGGTCCAGCAATAAGGATTGCAAGGTCAATGCCTATCTTACCTTTGCTGACTGCCTGAAGGAGTATTGTGGTAACAACTGTAGTTATGTGAGCATCGATACCCAACATCGCAAATACTAATTCTATCTGTTCAGGCTCATCGATCTTATCAATTATATAAGAAACAGCCTCATCATAATCCACCAAATCCGGTGGCCTGTGCCACGAATAGTTTCGAGTATCTGAAGTATAATTTCCACCAGGGATTGGTGCATCAAGCTGCATCTTTAGCCTCCTTATCTTTTTCTTTTTTACTCTTAGTCGGCTCATCTAAAAGATCGTCTTCAAGTGCATCGAAATATTCAGGAGTGTACATCAAGCCTTCTTCTTTAAGCTCCCCAGTTTTCATAGGCATATTACCCTTTAGAAATACTTTGATTGATTTTTTAACAGCTTCATCAAATGTCATTATACTTATCCTGTAATTTACGTAGTTTTGCCGCCTAGAAGGGAGGTCATCCATTCCGACCCACTATCAGAGCCAATGAAAGCCCCACCTAATTTTAGAAGGCCGTCTAAGAACCCACCGCCGCTTGATTGTCCTGCTTGTGCATTCATCTGGGCAACTAAAAGCCTAAGCTCCCGGTCTTGATCGTTGTCAGCAGTTTTCCAAATATAATCTAAGAGGTTGTCTGCGCTGTCCCATATGTTGTTCTGGACTTCTTGCGTAAGGTCCAGCGCAGCCTTTACATCGGCTGTATGGGCATCTGCCATAAGATTGGTATTGGCAGTTTCCACGGTTTGACGCCACTTAGCATTTGCAACATCAATATTATATTGCATATTAGTAACAAACTGTTCGCGGGAGTTTTTAATGTCTGCATTGAACTTAGCCGCAGAGTTTATTTCTCCAGCGTTAAATCTTTTTAAAGTGTTCATTTCTGAAGTATTATGGCGCTGAATAACCGAATTTAATTCAGCATAAAATTTGTCTCGGTCATTATTAGTTTCGGCTGTGAACAATCGATTTGCGTTCACTTCTTTTGTATTTTCAAACATAGCCTGAACCAGAGCTTGTTTATTTATTACTTCAGCCTGTTGCTCATTATTTAAATTAGCCATGTCCATTGCCATGAAGTTTTTAGCATTTAGAACTGCGGCCTGAGAGCGTACATCTAGGTTAGCCATTTCCAGTTTTGCAAGGACGTTAGCCTTGTTAAGAATAGACTCTTGTTTGTTGTCTAGGTTTTTTACGGTTAAAGTTTGGAAGAAGCTTGCTTCCTTCTCTGCTACACCCAAGGTGGCTTCCATAATTGCGTTAGCCATTGCAGCCGTAGCAGCGGTTCCTGAGATGCCGCTAAAGGCAATGGACTTCATTGCATTTCGGTGCAGGGAAGCGGCCCACGGGGGAATCACAGGCTCTCCGTTGGGTCCTTTAAATTCCGCAGTAATGGTCTTCATTTGAAATAAGATTGAAGTCTTAGCGTCTACAAAATCTTTGCCTTCACTATTTAACTTATCAGCAAGTAGCTTTCCCGCCGCAGTGCTGGTGTCAATTACTTTAGATATGTCTACGTTAGCCCAAGTGTTTAAAGCTATTCCTAGCTCATTCTTTGTGCCGTCAGCATTAGTGCCTGTAGCTGAACCTGTAATATCAATCGCAAATTTATCTGCGTCTACTAAGGCGTCATCGCTGACTGTACCTGTTACCGCATTAACTGTCTCTTTATCCGTAATCTCGTTAAGCTTGGAATCGTAAGTGGAGGTTGCAGTTTGGTCAACTGTACCTACGAGAGAAGCATCTCCAGTTGTTACAGCAGTGTATCCGCTGTCTTCTCCTAATTTATATCCATCAGCATCAGGGTTAAGGCTTGTGCCTGAAGCATCTCCATCAACTTGCGTCATTAAGTCGGCTAATTTTAAACCTCGGTCGGCTAAAAATTTGTTAGGGTCTGCAAGTATTTCATCCATATCGGCTTGGACTTTGAGAAGACCCGCTTTTTCAGCCATAGCCATAATGTCGCTGCTTGCGTAGCCACCTGAGCCACCAGAGCTAAACGCGGCTTGATTATTTTGCTGGTATGTAGCCACCTGGGCAGCACCATCATTATCACCAGAGTCGGTTAGTTTTTGTTGATTAAACTGATACCCAGTCATAGTTCCTTCTGGGTCTAGGTCTCCATTCTCATTTACCTTCATAGCAAGTTTATCAGTAACGGTTTTTTTGTCTTTGCTAACCACTACTTCATACATCATTCCCAGCGCGTTGTATGAGTAAGACATACCGCCGCCTTTTTTGGTATACACGGCTCTACCGTCTACTTCGGTCTCTGGGTCTACTGCGGGGTCCACTCCGTTCGCCCAAGAGGCTATACCGTTAAGAACTTTAGGCAGTGCGCCAAGAGGGTTAAGAGCTACGCCTAATGCAGCCGAAATCCCTGACTTATCTTTTTCTGGGGCTTTACCTTTTGGCCGGGGTTTAACAATACCACTTGAACTTACCGTACCGTCATTACTTGTGGAATTTGCAGTCCCGAAAATAGGTGTGCCATTAATATTCGTGTTGGGTGCAACGGATACTAAGCTAGATGTAGGGTTAGATTGTTGATTATCATAGCTAGCCTGAGTTACTAAATCACCGCCACTATAGACAGCCCCATCGTCAGGCGTAAATACGTTTGCAACGCTCTCTGTGAAGCTATTACCACCGCCAAAGGTGCTAGACCATAATCCCATTTATTTATCCTTTTCTTCTTGGCAGGTTCTTATCCTGTCGCGCAAGTTCACATAATCTGTGAGAGCCGTTTCCAGAGCGGTGCTTGAGGCAGGAAGATTATCAACTTCATCTGCTAATTTCTGGGCATATTCAGGTGAATAATCTGCCATTGGAGGGCAGTATATTTCCAGCTTGGTTCTATAGACCGTTCCCGCGCAACCTGTCAGTAAGACTAGCCCGGTCATTAATATCATCTTGTTCATGCTCTGCCATCTTCTTATAAAAGTGAGTGGTCTTTTGCTGTGCTTGTAGATCATCTTTAAGTACTTTGTTTTTTTCAGCGGCGTGACCTTTTACTCTCCCCATCAGATAGATAAGGGGAAGAGCTATTGTTAAAGTCATAATGATGTAGGATTTAATCTTGCCAAAGATAAACACTAGTGAATACCGTCTTTATTATCTTTAAACCGTGCGTAGGCCGCTAAAGCTATGCCCCCAATAGCGCAGAGTAAGAATACAGTTTTAAGCATAGGTGCATAAGCAATAAGCCCCTGCATCTGACCAGCGACTTCGTTCATCGCTGTAGCTGCCCCTGCAATACCTGCACCCGCCATTGTCTTAGACTTAGCTAAAGACTTAGGGCTTTCTGCTGTAGGTTTCTGAACCATTAATGGCCCACCTTCATCGGACGGCAATTGTGCGTCCCGACTAAATATAGCTGCTTCAGCGGTACGGCGTCTTGTGAGACCTCTTAAAGCCTGTAGCTGACCGTCTACACGGGCTTTATTCCAACGTAGTATTTGTTCGGGAACTTCATCATAGAGGCCCTTATTAAGCTTTTTAAGAAGGGTAGAGGTTTGAAAGTTTTTACCCCCGCCTAAGTTAAATACAAAGGATACAAGGGCATCATACTGGCCTTGAGTTAGAGGTACATTGACGTATTTCTTAACAGCCCGTCCAGCTTCGTTAAGATCATCTAGTAGAAACTGATCAGCCTCACCCATAGTGATCTTCATTCCAGAACGGACACCTGTGCAGTGACCCCAAGCTATTGTCCACTTTCCAGCAGGACAACGATAGGAATATACTAGTCCATCGTCTTTAAGGGTGTGTAAGCCCTCAAACTTTTTAACTATCTCTACACAGTCTTTTGATACGGTTACTGGGTGCATAATTACCTCGTTGTTGCAAATGGTGAGGCGAAGCCACTTTCGGGTACTGCCCCAGAGTTGGCGGGGGTTAGATTCCCCATACTCACATTACTTCCTGACATATTCCTTACATTACCTAGATCAGTAAGGGTGTTGTTAACATTCATTACTTTTTGTCCCAAAGACGCGCCAGTGACATCAAATCTTCGTAAGATTAGGTTACCTTGCTGATCAATTGTCCGATTGATTGTGTTGCCTTGCTCATCGATACTAGAGGCAATCAAATTACCCGTATCGTCAAAGGAATCCCCAAGCTGGGTAAAGTTCTGTCGCATGTCCATGTCTAGGTCGGTTTGAGAGGCTACTACCTTAGCCATATCTCTGGCGGCTACTATTTGAGCCGCGTCTAAGCTCTCCATGCCACTAGCCATAGAAGCCTGTAGTGCAGACGCTGCATTTTCAGTATTAGAAAAACCACCTTGGACTGTGCCTTCTAGGCTTGAAATCTGAGTTCCAACACCCTCTGCCACGTTACTTAGTTGAGTAGATGAGGCATCTGCAAAGTTACCCAGGTCTTCGCGCAATCGGGTGTTAGCGTTTGCATTAGCCAACTGCATGTCAGATCGAGTTCTATTGGCTAGAGATGTATCTTCTCCGTACCGCTCCGCATAGGAATCAAACGAGGATACAAACCCATCTTGCGTGGCTTTCATGGCTGCTTGGTCTGCGGCATCCTGCGTTGCGTAGCTGTCAAAGCCTGTGTTCAAGCTGTCTAAGTTAGTAGCTGCATCAGCCTGACCTGCTAGAACGTCTGAGGAAACTTGCCCTACTTGAGTAGCTGCGTCTGTAAATCCTGTTTCCAACGCTGCACCAGTGCCAATGATGCCTTCGGCAAGCGCACCCGCGTTGTTGGCCCTAGCAGTCTCAGCGTCTGCAAAGCCTTGGGACTGAGCGTTGAAACCTGTTGTGACATCCCCCTGCATTGCGGCGTTAGCCTCGTCTACAGTATTAAATCTCGTAGCTTGATCGTTAAAGCCGCCTGTTACATCGCCCTGTAGATTAGTGAGAGCTTGGTTGTTTGCACCTAGTGTAGCCGTGTTATTAGAAAAGTTTTGATCAAAGTTATTAAATCGACCCGTCATGTCATCATTATAGCCGCTGAGAGTATCTCTCAGATTAGTGAACCCCGTGTCAGTGTTTACGTTAACATCTGAGGTTATTCCTCCAATACCCGTCTTTAAGTCGGTGATACCTGTATCGACTGTATTAAATCGTGTACCTACGCCTGTGAAACCAGTTTTAAGGTTATCATCGATATCACCCTGATTTTTTTGGATTTGGGTATATTGATCATCACCTAGACCTGTATTTTGTACTACAGTGGTTTTTTTATTAAAGCTCATTTGTTATCCTTTCACGCACAGAAAACCAACGTCCCTGTAGTTCATTCGTTGAAGAAACTTTTTATAGCTAGTGCCGCTAGCCTCAGTGCTGGATGCGATGGAAATCTCTACTGCACCCTTTTTAATTGCCCACTTTTCAAAATCTAAGATCATAGTTTTTAATATTATTGGGGCTTTTTTCCTGTGGTCAGGGGCAACAATAACTGCCCACTCCCCGGCATACTTTTCATCACTGAAGTAGTGGTAATCAACGTATCCATGAAAATAACCTAATATTTCATTGGAGCCTTTTTCTAACGCGATACAAACATATACGTCTGAATTAGTGTCTAGGCTTTGAGAAAGTAGGGCTTTTACTTTATCTTCATTAAAGTTAAATTTTTGGTATCTTGAGTTTTTATGCAGCCAAGTGGAGAGAGTTAATACAGAAGTAAGATCATCTTCACGAAGCCGTCTAACGTATACGGCCATGTGTACCTATTAATACTTTAGTTATACAAACATAATAACACTTAACTAGTTGCTTTGCAAGGGTTATTTCTTACCAATGTTAGTTACGCCAAAGAATGCGCCCACCAGAGCAGCCACGGATACAAAATAAATTCCAGCGATACTGGTCAGGCTTTCAGTAGCTTGCGTTAAGCCCCCCCAAGACGTTGCTATGATCGAAAAAGGGTATAAAAGCATTCCCCATAGTGCGAACCAAATCATCTTGCGTTGTTGGTCTCGCTTAGAGTTTTCATCTTTAATTCGCTCTTTTCGATCCTCCAGGTCAAGGGCATGTTTCTCAAATTCATACTGATCGATCAGACCATTGGAGTCGGCATCTACCCGTTCAAATTCAGTCAAAACTTTATCCAACCTAAGTACCACATATACATACCGCCAGAGACTAGAACTAAGGATATAAAGATGAAGATGGCTATCCCAGACATGATCATCTGTTGTTTTTCTTGAGCGGCTATTACTGCAAGTCTAGCCTCTTCTTTTCGCTCTACTCGTATCTCTCGCCTGATGTTTAACAGCGCCTGATATTGTGAATAGCCACGGGTCTGGGTAATTAGTTCTCTGAGTTCGGCCTCACAGTCGATGGCCTGTTGCTGCCGCATAAAAGTGTCCATCGCTTCTTCGTTTGCAGAGGCGAATATTGAGGACTTCTTCTTTTTGTGGTTTGCCTTGGCTCCATCTACTGCATCAAAAAAAGAAGCAATATCCTTACCCATTGAGTGTAGTTGTTTACCTGCTGATATACCTGATTTTATCAGGGCAAAAGCGGATACTGGGTCTATCATTTTTTCACCTTTACCGCATGGACATTTTCTCTACTGCTACACGTATAGCCTTAATATTCTCATCCATACGGGCCATAGTGACGGCCTGAGATTGGACTATATTTTCAAGGGCTATTAAGCGGTTTTCGTGACGTACAATTTCACGGGCGTTTGTTTGAATATCGCTATTAAGGGCTGATACAAACCAAACGAGGGCTATGGTCTGGCCTATAATTGCCAGTACAAAAGTTGCAGGGATGGATTTTGAAAGATGCCAATCTTCCTGCGCCATTAATCAGCCGCTGCTATTGTTAGTGTGCCAGCGTCAACTTGGCGTAGTATCTCTGCGTAGTGTTTATTATCTGGGTCTATTGGGACTGACATTTCTTGCCCGTCTATGGTTGCTTGAACCGTACAATTCACACTGGCAAATTGTATGTACTTTGCATTTGCAATTGTCATTGAACTATTCATAATTATAACTCCGCAGATGCTGTAAAGGTAAGATCATAAGGATCACCTGATGTTAAGTTACTCATGCCTGTTACAAAACCAAAACCATTTGTACCAATATTAGCTGCAGCGGCACTGCCAGTTGTAGCTCCATCAGATGTCTTGCGTATCTGCCCAGCCGTACCGTTAGCCGTTGAAAATAACGCAATAGTTGGAGCAGCCCTCATTGTTTCTTTGTAGATAAAAGAGCCAACTATTCCACCCGCATTAAACGCTTGACAGGCAGTGTTCCCTGTTAAATTACTTGCTGTGGTTGGCCTATAAAAATAACGTTGGCACTTAGATAACGTAGTAGTTATGTCTTCTTGCTCAAACTCTGTAGCCACTGGACCTACTTCCATCTGTACGCCTGTCAGGAAGAAGTTGTTGGCAGTGTTGCTGAAGAAACTGTCTATGCCAGCGGCACGGTTTGCTTGTGTGTAATTAGCCCATGATGCAGTGTTTAATGTACCACTTGTATAGGTAGCACCTGCGTGAAGCCAAAACTGTAGTTGCAAACTTAGTGCATTATCATCAGCAAAAGGACTAGAACCATCGTCTACATCTGCTGGGATAACAAAACTATGTCGTACCCAATCAGTTGTAGTATCAAATAATTTAGTAATTTGTCTGCTATTGTCGTTATCAAACAACTCAACACCAAAAGTAAAAACAGCACTTGCTTTAACGTAGAAACTTAAAGTAATTTGTTTTGCACCAGCAACACCTTTACCAATACGTTGTAGATTTTGACCTTCAAATTTTTGCGTTATTCGTAACAATTCCGCCGCAGCAATAGATGTATCAGCAGTTGTGCAGTCTAGCTTTAAACAATTAGCACTAATGCCGTTTGGTCCATCGGCAGTTTGAGACATAGTAAATCTACCAGCAGTGGCATTAGCAACAAGTTGCCACCTATCAACAGTGTTATATGTATTACCATCAGCACCCAAGCCAGTTATTGACACGGCTCTCTGGGCTACCCCCATGCCCCCATTTATTACCATATTTCGACCTACGGCTGGTGATGCAGAGGCGTTAGTTCTTGCTTTGGTCATGTCTGTTTATCCTATGCTTGATGCTGCATCACGTTCAGTACGTGTCTTGTAGTCTGACCGACCTGTGACCAGTGTTACGAAGTCTGCCTGACTAGATGGAATAGCATCAGTAAAGTCTGAGTCATTCATTAGTTTAGTGACCCACTCTTGCTGCATACGCTTCCAGCAATTGTTCTTTTTGCCATCTATTGCGCCCTGTATCCAACCGTCTATGCTCAACAGATCATTTAGCAAGATTGCTTGCTCTGTGTCCGTTACGTCTACTGTAAGTGTTATTGTTGCCATGTTGTGTCTCCTTTAAGACGGGTTATTTCGCCCTTAATGTAAAAGTGTTCCTTTGAACCAAGTGTGAAAATTATTTGCGAGGATTGTGGCGTTACTGTTTCCACTTACATAAGGATGCCATCCAATAACATCACCCGCATCGAGTTTTATTGTACATGCTTGATATGGAAAATCAGTGGCTGCGTTTTGATAAACTACGTCTGTGCCTTGCGCCCTTCCAGTGCCTACAACAAACCACGCCTGTGTCATGGAAGTGCCTGAAGTGCAGTAAGCTGTTGCAACGAATTGGTATGTGCCATCCACGGGAGCAGTAAATCTTCCTGTCGAAGTATTAAAATTACTACCAATATCGTAGGCTTCGGCATTATAAACAAGAGTATGATCCCCAGTACTAGCGGCATTATATCCAGTTTGATTGCCGCTCATCACAGCATAGAACGATGGCTGTAATGGCTTAGTGACTTCGCCAGAAGTTTTAATCTTCATTTGCTGCACCCAAGTAAGGGTGGCATCAGCACTACCACTAGCAGTATTATACCAAACATGCTCTCCACCTGCAGACTGATAACGAGTGGCAGTATCATTGGCTATAAATTTCCAAGCCCCACCAATAAAGTAGGCGTTAGACATAATGTTTAGGTCATCAGTTTGATAGACTGCTGTACTAGCCGACCCAACCTGCAACACAGGATTATATGTAGCCCACGCTTCAGGCACAACACCAATGCCTACGGCTGCGCCCCCGCCATCTACAAAAATAGCATTAGCATTTCCGTTACTCTCAACACGGAAGTCTACATCAGCGGAACCCTCATTAAATACTGCACCACCATTAGCTGTGACTACACCTGTAACCGCAAGAGTGCCACCAACAGTAGCAACATCCACAGCAGTAGTACCAGTAAACGTAGCATCAGCCACCTCAAATGGTGTATAGCTTACAATGTCACACACATCATCTGCTGATGCAGCCACGACTAACACCACATCACTAGAGTTGGTCGCAACAAAATCCGCAGGGCTTAGGTGAGAGCCGTTGAGGTATACGTCCAAAAATTGAGGCGTATAACCAGCCGTAGCAAAGCTGGTCTGACCTTCAGTAGCGGTGAAGCTCTCACGGTGCTGGGTAGCTTGTGGAACGGGAGTGGAGCCTAAATAGCCAGCCATTTAATGGTATCCTTCTTTTAAGCTGCGTCTGCTTCAGCGGGTGCTTCGAGGGCCGTGGAGAGCATAGTTACGAATGCTTCACGCCCAATCCGCAATTGATCTAAATTGAATGCTACGGACTTAATCTTGCGGTCCAAATCTGTGACATGGGACAGTAAATTAGTCTGCGCCTCACTGAGATTTGCAATGTTATATTCTGCGCCATTTAACGTCATAGTGGGGGTGTCATTTTTGCCCATTACGATCTCCTAATTTTAAGTTTGGGGTTTAGTGTGGCAGTATTATTTTGCCGTATTACAGAGGATTATTCCTCTGGTAATTAGTTATTGGTCTTGTGCTTCACGCATTGCTTTAAAAGAGTTCTTAACTGCGTCAGTCCATGCCGCTGTAGCTATTGCCTGTACAGATGCAGCTTCACCAGAGATGTCTGTGGCGGTATGTGTCCAACTATCATCGTCAGCTTTGACTGAGTTAAAAGGCTGAAGAACGTGTCTGTGAAACGCACGACTAAGCTCAGTTAATGAGCCGTCTGAACCTTCTTCCATGATCTTTGTTGCTTGGCGAACTTGTATGTTCCAAGTGCTTACAACTTCAATTTTGTCGTATTCAAATATTTTTGAAATTTCACCGTTTGCCATATTTTATCTCCTTTTATGGACTGTCCGACCCTGCTATCCCACAGGGTTAATTTGGTATTATACAAAATAAACACCACTGACCTGCATGCCCGTTGTGTTAGTGAAGTTAGCATTTGTTACTGACGAATATGTGTGGCTGCTGTTAATTTGATATATATCTAAATTGGTGGTTCCAGATAGTGAGCGGATCATTAAATTAGAACTTAAAGAAGCCATAGAAGAAATAAATGATGAACCAGGGACATAGTTCTGGTTTCCATTAGCATTGGTTGCTGTAAACGGCATCCCCGTTATGTTAGCACCGCCTGTCGAACTACCTTTGTTTGTAAGCTCTACGTGTACGAAGTAAGTGACAACATTTCCTATTTTAGTATATATCCCAAACCTTCTATTTGATACATATTGGACTCCACTACTTGCACCACCAAAAGTAACAGAAGGTTGAAACGTACCAGTTTCATAGTCATCAAGTAGCTCACTACCTGTACCAGAAATATCTCCAGTAGCAGCAAAATCAATGCCGTGACCACCTGTGCCGATTATTAGATTACCGTCTCCAATAGTAAGATGATTGGCTCCAAAAGTTGCCATCTGAGAGTTGTTTACAACAATTCCAACTGGAACATTTGCAACTGCACCAATATTAAAAAGTGAGTTTCTAGCATCTATTTTTCCAATGGTTGTACTAGCATCAGCCTCATAAAAAATTACTTGGCTTATGTCATCAGCTCGACCAACAACAGCTATAGCACCCGCAGCAGTAGTAGTACCTACAACAAGGTTAAATCCATCAACGTCAGCACTTCTACCAATTCTAACTTGATCATCGCCACCATCGACCAGCAACATATTAGCATTGCCATTTGATTCAACACGGAAATCAACATCAGCGGAACCATCATTTAAAGTAACATTACCACCAATACTAGCATCGCCTGTAATAGTAGCTGACGTTGTGTTAACACTAACAGCCTGTGTGCCTATATAACCTGCCATTATACGTCTTGCTCCATGTAACTAAGTGTTGCTGAAACTTTATCTGCGACTGAGCAATCCACTCTAATTACGTCTGAATCGTTAGCCACAATCTTACCGTCCACAACCGACAGAGAGCTTCCCGCTGGGATTGCAACATCTTTGACAATGAACGAAGTGCCGTTCTGTGCAGCCCCTGTTTGGTTTACTGTACTAACAAGTGTGACTGAGGCTGTAACTTGGGACGTATGAACATTAGCTAATACCAAACCCAGAACAATTACGGCCTTGTTACTTTGCACTGTGTACAGAGCGTCTGATGTTCCAGCCGTACCTGGCATTGTTGCGTTTGTTACGACCTTAAAAAGATTAGCCATTTTTTATCCTTATCCTAATGCAATGCTTAAAGCAGTTGCATCGTCTATCGTTGCTAAAATCCCTGCGGCTGTTGGCAGAGTTACTGAGATGTCACCCCCTAATGCAGGGGCGATTACTTTGACGTTTGAGGGACTTGAACCAGACTCGAAGAACTGTACAAAGCCACCCGAAGTACTTCCGTTTTTGACTGATAGGCCAGCATTTGCGATTGGAACTGCTGTAAAGGTTGCTACGCCATCGACCTGTAGAGTGGACGCCATATCTACAGCGCCATCGATGTCTACAACGTCAAGGTTGGCTGTCCCGTCTACATCAATAGCACCACTAATATCTAGTGTAGCTGCAACTAACTCTCCAGTTAGGGTTAGATCATTAATACCTGTGTAGTCTTTGCTTCCGTCCAGTATAACAGCCTTAGATGCAATAGCTGTACCTGTCCCTGTGCTACCTAAGTCTAGTGAATTTAACTCACCTACAACAGCAGTAATACCATCCAATGCGTTTATTTCTGTGGCTGTTGAAGTTACCGCTACATTTTCGTTAATTTTAGGGGATGTAAGAGTTTTGTTTGTGAGTGTATCTGTAGATACTCGTGACAATAAAGTTGAGCTAGAACCTTCTGGTAATAGCATAGTATTTGTAGCACTAGCGGAGTGCGGTTGTGCTTGGACTGTTTGCCCGTGGCTGTTACTCTCGCAGTTAAACACGATTGCAGCGGAGTTACTGTTACCTTTTACAACTACTTTACCAGTGCCATTTGGCGCTAAGTTAAGGGCAGCATTCGAGGCTGTAAGAATTGAGCCATCTAGCACAGGGTTTGTCAAAGTCTTGTTAGTCAAAGTCTTGGTCGTGGAAGCCATAAATGTATCGAAATCTGATACGAGGGCTTGCTTCATCACATCCGCATCACTAATCACAACGCCGTCAGTTGCGACCAAGGTTACTGTAGCCTGAGTAGTAGCTGA